AGGACACCGATGAAAACATTAAGATATTCAGAAGCATTTTATTCGGTACAAGGTGAAGGCAATTTTATTGGTACTCCTAGCGTATTTTTACGAAGCTTTGGTTGCAACTTCCGTTGCCAAGGTTTTGGATTGCCTAGAGGCACAAAGAGGCAAAAATACAGTGACGAGGTAAGAGCATTCTTAGACGACGGTGTACTAGAACATGTCCATCGCTTTGAGGATTTGCCTATGGTTAGGACAGGATGCGATACATACGCAAGCATCTATCCAGAATTTAAAAAGTACATGATGGATAGAACTGTAGATGAAGTTGTCGAGCATTTGCTTAGTTTAACACCAGAAGGCAAATGGCAAATGGATAATGGACAGGACATTCATTTTATACTAACAGGCGGAGAGCCGTTACTATGGCAGAGATTTTGGATTGAGCTATTTAAGCATCCAGGCATGGCAGATCTTAAAAATCTTACAGTTGAAACAAACACAACACAACCTTTAAACGATAAATTTTTTACGTTTTTATCTGAACAAAATCAATTCCAGGTTACTTGGGCTTGCAGTCCTAAATTAACTGTTAGTGCAGAGCCTTGGAAAACTGCGATCAAACCACATATTGCTAGACAATATTTAGATGTAAGTGGAAGTAAAATGTATTTGAAATTTGTAGTAGCAGATGATATTGATATCAAAGATGTAAAACGTGCTGTAGAACAATACATAGAAGGAAACGTGCATGTTCCTGTATATGTGATGCCTGTTGGTGGTTGTAAAGAAGAATATGGAGCTAATAAAGTAAATGTAGCTGAACTCGCACTTGATAAAGGTTGGAGATATAGTCCTAGGCTGCAGGTAGATTTATTTGGTAATAGTTGGGGTACATAATGTTAAACTGGTTTAAAAAGAAACAAAAAATTAATTTATCTCCTGAAGAAGAACGTAGATCAATCCTTGCAAAAGAAAAAGAACTAGCAACAAAAAGAGGTAAAGCATGGGTTGCAGTACTTGACACACAGGTTAATCCGGACAATATTCGCAACGGATTTTTCGAACTAGACTGGAATAATCAATTTATTGAAGAATTACTTGATGCAGGCTACACAGGTGAAACAAATGAAGAAATTGTTGATCAATGGTTTAGGACTATTGCTACACAGATATTAAACGAACAAGGGGTTGACAACGACCGCGGAATCGGTTATATTAAAGTATAAACAATCTAATCTAAATAGATATGGCAACTTACATTCTAGTAGATAGTGCAAACACATTCTTCCGTGCTCGCCATGTTGTACGTGGCGACATTGAAACAAAAACAGGTATGGCACTACATGTAACTCTAAGTTCTGTTAAAAAAGCATGGCAGGATTTTAACGGTGATCATGTAGTGTTTTGTTTAGAAGGTCGTAGCTGGCGTAAAGATTTCTACGCTCCTTACAAGCGTAATCGGCAGGAATCTCGTGATGCACTTACTGAAAGAGAAGCAAAAGAAGATCGGGCGTTTTGGGAATGTTTTGATCAATTCAAAGACTTTATAATAGAAAAAACTAATTGTACTGTATTGCACGACCCGCAGCTAGAAGCAGATGATCTAATCGCAGGCTGGATACAGCATCACCCTAACGACCAGCATGTAATTATTTCAACTGACGGAGACTTTGCTCAACTCATAGCACCTAATGTAAAGCAGTACAACGGAGTTACTAATCAAACTACAACAATAGATGGATATCTAACAGAAAAAGGTAATCCTGTAAAAGATCGCAAAACAGGCAAAGCAAAACCTGCACCTAATCCTGAATGGCTATTATTTGAAAAATGTATGCGAGGTGACACTAGTGATAATGTGTTCAGTGCATATCCAGGCGTCCGTAAGAAAGGTACAAAAAATAAAGTAGGATTGCTCGAAGCATTTGACGATAAGAAAACAAAAGGTTTTAATTGGAATAACCTTATGTTACAACGCTGGGTCGATCACGAAGGTAATGAGCATCGTGTACTAGATGACTACAACAGAAATGTTATGTTGTGTGATCTTACAGCCCAACCAAAAGAAATAAAAAAAATAATAAGTGACAAAATACTAGGTACACCTAGTAAATCTGTAGGTCAGGTAGGAATCAAATTTATGAAATTCTGTGCAAAACACGAGTTAAATAGATTATCTGAGCAAGCTGATGCATATGCAAAAATTATCAACTCTAGCTATAACGGAGACACACAATGACAGTTCACGCAAAAGAAATTATAAATGGTAAATTTTGGATAATCGAAGACGAAGGTGAAAAAATTGCTACCCTTTCATTAGCAGATAACAAATTTTTATTAGCTGATCGCAAAGGTACTAGATTTTTTGATAATACAAATTCTGTAGAATCAACTTTTGGTAAACAAATTGTTTGGGATAAACTTGAAATTACAGAACATAGGGTGAAAGAAGTTTACGGCTTTGGAACATCTTCTAATCCTTATAATCCTATCTATGACCTTAAAAGGAAATTACCTCTTTTTACAAAGAGTGAAAAATCAAAAAGTCTATACTGTGCAGGATACTATATTATTCAATTTGATAAAGGTTGGGTAAAAAGTTTTTGCCCTAAACTAATTACTATTGAAAAGTATAATTACGAAGGACCTTTTAAAACTAAATTAGAAATGAAAGATGCATTAGGTAAGAAAAATGCTAAATGATCCTATAAACACTACCTATATAGAAAATTTTATCAAAACTGTAAAATCAGCAGACTTCACCAATCAAAAACAAGTTACTTTTGACATAAACACTGCTAAAAATATTTCATATTGTTTAGGGTTAGTATTGTCTAGATTAAATAGTAAGTTAGAACATAAGTTATCAGAAAAACCTAGCAATGAAGAAATTGTACAAATAAATGTAGATGGCGGCAAAGGCTGGTAAGAAAATAAATATTATGTAATTGGATAATATTTATGAGCAGACCAAAACCTAATGTCATTTTAGACTATACAGATAGTAAAACATTTAGAAGTGAGCAAATATTAGAAGCGGACGCAATCTGGGCTGTATTTTACGATAGTAAGCCTTTTAATTTAAGAAGTTTAAATACTTTAACAAACTATCCAAGTCCGAAATATAAAAAAACTAGTTTTTCTAATCCTGGACACGCATTTTCTCTAGCAAATAGATTGAATGCTCAATTTAACACGAGTAAATTCAGTGTTGTAAAAATGAACACTAGCGAATATGTAACCAATGACCAATAAAGAAACATACACAAAAATTTTCTTAAAGACATCAGACATTGCAATGTCCCCAGCTAATTTAAAAATTTACACTAGACAATGGTGGAAAAATAATAGGAACAAAGACGAAGGCGGGTTACGTTTAACTGATGAAGGATTTAATTTTTTAAAAGAAACTATAGAGTTAAAATTTTATGAGATTCCTTTGCCTAGAGATCAAAGGTTAAATACACAAACAATTATTTTTTTAGATCAGTTTATAGATTGCCCATATTTTTTAACAGACCGTTCTATATTTGTTACTGACGAAAAAAAGTCTATGGAACTATATTTGTTTTCTGGCGATTTACAAAAATATGGATTAACAAAGGCTATGAGCAGATATGACTGATAAAGAATTACAGGACATACTAGCTGAACTTTCTGATAGTCCATCTACCTTCAAAACTGCTATAGAAACATATAAAAACATGTCCGAATCTGACCTTAAACGAGAGTTAGGCAAACAAATTAAACAAGCCAAAGAAAATTTTGAAAAGCTAGACATAATGCTAGAAGACTTACAATGGGACATAGAAACTGAGCTTGTTAATCAAATTTTGGAAAAAAATTCTCAGAAAAAGTCTTGACCTTTCCTACACACCTGCTATACTATTATTATGTTGCGTAACAGAGCGCAACGCATTTTAACCCTACCAGGAGATACTAAATGGATACTGCACGAACACTTTCCCCAAACAAAGCCAAGTCACGTATTTCACATGCTATCACAAAAAAGCGTCCAGTGTTCATTTGGGGGCCTCCAGGCATTGGCAAAAGTGACATTGTGCATCAGATCGGCGATGCTCTTGATGCTCACGTCATTGATGTTCGATTGAGCTTGTGGGAACCTACCGACATCAAAGGTATTCCTTATTACTCTGCAGAAGACAACAAAATGAGTTGGGCTCCTCCAGTTGAGTTGCCTGATGCTGCTATGGCTTCACAACACAAGGCTATCATCTTGTTCTTAGATGAGATGAATTCTGCTGCACCTGCTGTACAGGCTGCTGCATATCAGCTTATCCTTAATCGTCGTGTAGGCGCTTACGAACTGCCAGACAACGTTTATATTGTTGCTGCAGGTAACAGAGAAACTGACAAAGGTGTTACTTATCGTATGCCTGCTCCGCTTGCTAATCGCTTTGTTCACTTAGAACTTGCTGTAAGCTTCGACGACTGGTTTAACTGGGCTGTTGACAACAAAATCCACAAAGATGTTGTAGGCTTCTTGCAGTTCGCCAAGCGTGATTTGTATGACTTTGATCCAAAAAGTCCCAATCGTTCATTTGCTACTCCTCGCAGTTGGAGTTTTGTAAGTGAATTGCTTGAAGACAATCTTGACGACGAAACTACAACTGATCTTGTATCAGGTTGTGTCGGCGAAGGTCTTGCAATTAAATTTGTTGCACATCGCAAAGTTGCTGCAAGTATGCCTAATCCAACTGACATCCTCGAGGGCAAAATTAAAGAGATCAAATCAAAAGAGATTTCTGCTATGTACTCACTTACTGTTTCACTGTGCTACGAACTGAAAGAGGCATGTGACAAAGGTGACAAGAAGTTTGACTCTAAAGTTGATAAATTCTTGCGCTTTATGATGGACAATTTTGAGACTGAGCTTGTTGTTATGGGTGTTAAACTTGCACTAACACAATATCAACTTCCAATTGATCCAGATGAGATCGAATGTTTTGACGAATTCCACGAGCGTTTCGGAAGATATGTAACAAAAGCTCAACAAGCTTGATCCTATCGGGCGCCACGTGCGCCTATTTTTTCCTTGACTTCCTACCCGCATTCTGATATAATATAAGTATAATTACAACATAGGAGACTTTATGACAGTTGACACAAAAGGATTTGAGCCAAAAGATTTATCTCCAGAAGAACTTGCTAAGATGAGCAAGGAAGTCGAAGACAAAATTATTGTTGCTCGTGTAGGTCTTTTGCTACGCCATCCATTTTTCGGCAACATGGCAACTCGTCTTAAAATTAAATCCTGCGATACTTGGTGTCCTACTGCTGCAACTGACGGCAGACACCTCTACTACAATACACAATTCTTTAATGAACTTACAGAAAAACAGATCGAATTTGTAATCGCACATGAGATTTTACATTGTGTATATGATCACA